TCACGAATGATTGAAAAACATATGACTATACTAAATGGCTTCCGATCAAGTGAACACCATGAACCTCGCCGATGATGGTGAAGGAATGGTTCCTCTCAACCAAAATCCATCCACGTCTTTTACACCTGAAAAAAATGTGAGTCAACATAAAGAAACGATGGACTCCACGCCTATCAACGATATCATGATGGAACCCCCGGCTATGGCCGATGAGCCTCGCATGCAAGGTGTCATGCCCCAGATGGCGGCCGCTCAGCCTCAGGGAATGTACATCGCTCCTCAGCAGGCGCAGGAGAAGCCCGCCAGCAAGAACCCCCTGAACCTCACCGATGACCAGCTCGTCGCACTTCTCGCCGGTGCCTGTGCCGCCGTCGCCGTGAGCAAGCCCATCCAGGATCGACTCGCGACCTCTATCCCCAAGTTCCTTAACGAACAGGGGGGTAGAAGTGTTGTGGGTTTGGCGTCCACGGGTGTCGTGGCGGCCATCGTCTTTTACTTCGTGAAGGACTACGTCATCCGACCTTAAGCGGTTCGCTGCTCCCAACCCATATTACTGTAGATCGAATTATCGATGCCAGTGTAATACGTAATCAACGCACCGGCCACGAAGGTCAACGCTAACAAGGCGCTCAGCTGAAGCTTCTTGTTATTGTCACTCTTCGAATCCTTGAGAGCCTCGTCAGTCGCCTTCCACACGCGGGTCAGCACGTACGTGAGAATGAGAGAGATCACGGTGGAAGTTAGGAAAAAGTTGCGATCCACAGCGAGTTGGGGGAGACCTCCGACCATGAAACGCATGACGTTGGGAATGACGACGGTCATCCAGATGAGGTTCACGTGATAGTTTTTAGAGTACATGGGAACTTGGGTCACGGCGTAGATGGCGATCCAGTAGGCGAGGGCGGTCAGAAGAACCTTAAGCGGTGTTTTCATTTGAGATAGACTGAGATTATTTATCCTGGACGTGTTGACCACAAAACTTCGTCCTTTCAGGAATCTTATCGTAGATGCCGAGCTCTATACACATGTCGCGGAGTTCACTGTAATTTTTCCAAAACTCTACCGAGTGTGAATACTCGTCGACCGTAGAGTGTGCCAACTCGTGAATGAGTACATGGAAAATTTCATTCACCTTTCCGTCGAGACACACGGTGATTTCGGCCCCTTTATTCACGTTATAGCCGACGGTTCCGTTCATGCGATGTACCCCGGTGATGGGAATGGGTCGCACGAGCACCTTAAACTTTTCATCGTTCGTCTCGTGAATGTGCTCCCTGAGAATTCGATACTTTTCCTTAATCTCTAAAAGTTCTCGAGGTTCCTGTGTCTTGTGATATATGAACGCATTCAGTATGAGTAACACCAGAACCAATATCATCTCTTATATACAAAGATAAATTTACTATACAACTCTGAGATTGGATTTCCCTCGAGCCCTTCCCAAAGTTGTAATCTGAATCCCATATCTTCGAGGTGTGTCACCAGCTGATCTTTGTACGCCACGGGTTCTGCTTTAGGTCCATCGGCGTAGTACGGAGTATCCGTCAGCTGTACGAATAACTTTTCTCCGAAATCACCATTTCCGGGTACCTTCAATTTGAAAAAGTTTCCACTCGCATCTTGATACGGTGTTTTGAAAATAATCTTTTCGGAATCTGGAATGATACCGATGAGATGACCTCCGGGCTTCACGCGCTTCTTGATTTCTCTGATGGAACTCATGAACAGACTTTTGGAAGCGAATATGTAGTGAAGAGAAAAGTTGAAACACACGACGTCGTACGCTCTGTTCGGACACGCGTGTATGTCCCCCTCGTAAAAATTCACACGCATGTGCATGTTCTTCGCCCGAGCCCTCGCCTCTTCGAGTGCCTCTGGAACGGGATCACACATGTTTATGTTTACGCCGCAACGGTGCCATTTCTGGAGGTCTCCACCAAAGCCACATCCGACGTCCAAGATGTGTTGCCCTTCGCGAGCGACACTCTGTATGAGCTGTCGCTTCGCTTCGTTATGATTCTTTCGAATCTTATCCATGGGTATTACACGGTGAAAAGCTTTAATTTAAACTACTTAGGTGTATAACAAACAAGGGCTTAAAGTTTTGGGGTGTCATGTACCTATAATGTCTCTCGAGACGGATTACACCACCGTTCCCGGACAGGTTTTCGCTTGCCTCTCTGTCATCGGCCCCGAGGCGCCCCAGAAGAACGACAAGTTTGGTATCAAGATTCGCGGTGCCTTCGCGACTCGCGACGAGGCTGCCAGCCACGCCAAGCGTCTTCAGAAGGAGGATCCCACCTTCGACATCTATGTCGTCGACATGTACAAGTGGCTCCTCATTCCCCCCGATCCCATGAAGATCGAGGACGTTCACTATACCAACGAGAAGCTCGAGGAGATCATGACTGGATACAGGGAGAACCAGACGCACGCGGCGCGCATGTTCCAGGAGCGTAAGGAGGCGATGATGAACGCCAAGGCGATGACCCCGGGCGACGACAACGCACATTTTTACACCAAGCCCGACGAGGCGCCCATCTCTCACCCCGCGGAGGTTCTCGAGCGTCTCAAGAAGGAGAAGCCTGATACCCCCATGGAGGAGCTCGTCAAGGAGGCGGATGCCATCGTCGCCGCCGAGCTCGAGGAGCGTCGCAAGCAGCGTGAGGCCGAGGCCGAGGCCGAGGCTGAGGCTGAGGCTGCGTAAATAATATTCACATACAGTAAATAGAATGTTTAAGATAGTGATCACGACTATTTTAGTCAGCGCATTCTTTATTTTGTTTTTTGAACCGAACTGGAATTTAAAAAACAAAACAGAGCGAAAAAAACCAAAGAAGAAAGTAAAAGCCTCGACGACGGCGGGATTCATAGAAGATACACACGATGCGTTCATAATACCATCGTATCCATCTCAACTCATGACGCGAGACAACACCGGAAAGATTAAACCAATTTATGGAGATATAGGTACGTTCGTGCCGTACTCAAGTGTACCTGAGGATAACTGGTTGCATGGTTTTCCCCATGAAAAACCCGAGTAGAAATACGGCGAACGCGATGATCCACGTCGACTTACTCACATTCTTGAACGCGTCGAACGTGTCGTTTTGAGGCGTGGGTGGAGGCATGTGTGGATACGGATAAAAGAACTCTTCAGGTGGTGATGGAGCGGGTGCCTCCTCCTCAGTCTCCCGGTTCACAGTGGGATCGTATTCGATAGGGTTCCCGATGTCGGTTTCCATATTTTCTATAGTATCGTGGGGTTTTTTTAAGCGTCTTCTTCCTCACTTTCACTCTCATCGTCCACGATAAAATCCTTCAGGTTTCCGTTTTCGTCCGCGTCGTCGTCTTCATCCTCCTCAGAAGAGTAATCCTCTTCGTCTTCTGTATCGAGATCCGAATCAAAATCGGTATCGTGTTCGTCTGGGGTGTAATCATCCTCGAGAACCTCTTCAGTCGGCTGAAACACCTCCGGCTTCTTCACGCGACGTCCTGAACGTGTAACTGTCGTAGTCATTTTTGTATATAAAAGTCACTTCTGTTTAAGTATCTTTAGAATATCTGGCGTGAGTACGTGTGTTCTAGCAGCGTTTTTCTTACATTTCGGACACTTTTGTGTGATTTGATTCTTTTTAATCACGTACGACATACACACATCCTCGTGTATGTCGCCGATGGTTTCACAGAAACGAGACGTCGTCTGAACCGTAAACTGTGTCTTTTCCTTCTTGACGCCGACGACGATGGCGTCGCCCTGACCTCGCATCCATCGTCGCGCGAACGCTTCGATGGCCGTGCGCGCAGCTAGTTGATCCATCTTAGGCTGTGCCGCCTTTTTCTTAACTTCCACACACTTTTTGACATCTTCTCGGTTCGGGTACAAGAGTTCTAGAACGTCTCTCGTGAGTTCGTGACGTCGACCACAAAAGTCTTTACAAAATCCGTCTCGTCGTCCCACGAGGGTGGGGCATTCACAGAAACATTTTTGGAGAATCTGTTTTCCACTGACGATGAACCACACGTGATTCGATCCGTGTTCTCGCTGAAGATTTTCACAGTACTTGGACGTCGTCGTCACGAAATACACACTATTCTGACGAAACAGTTTCACGACGTGTGCGTTCCCCTGTCCCTCCATGTATTTTCGTATGAACGCTTCGACAGCCATCTTCGCTCGCTCATCCTGAACCTCATCCTTCATCTGCGCCTTCGTGAGTGACCCTTCGCGTCGTACGTTCGGGGATTCCACGAAGGCATTTTGGGGAGCGTTCGTGCGTACGACGGACATTTTTAGAATCTCCACGTCCGGGGTCTGCGGAACGTTCAGGATCGTACTCAGTGGTCCGTGTTTATACACGAAAATCGGGAGATACGCCAGCTGCTCCACCTTACCCTTTTCACATCCGGAACACCCTCGACCTCCACACGCCATGTGTTTCGCCATCTTGTGCGACCACGGCATGCGAAACCCACTTCCCTTCGAATTCCGTTCGAGGTTTCCGTACACGGCGGCGTCCACGATTCGGTCCCAATCCTTGGACCCCTTCGCGATCGTGAGCGCCACGAGAATGTGTTCCCGGAGCGCGATCGCCGACGCCTGGTCCACGACGAACCCGGGCCAGTTGAGGTGTACCCCCGTCTTGACGAGGTCATCACACGGTTTCGGGGGTGCCACCGATATGAGACAATCTTTGCCGCCGTGGTGTTTCACCTTATCGCAAATGATCTTACAGATGTCCTTGATTTCTTCGAGACTGAGTGGAAGTTCACCCTTATAATCGATATCCACGAAAAAGTTATAGACGTCCGTCTTTTGTTCGACGACGAAAATCTTTTCACCTCGCGTGACCGATTCGATGTATTTTTCATAAAATGAGTTCAATGTATCAAACGGCACGGAGAGGACGCCACCGTCCATGAGTACGTGTGATAGATTGGTCGCATTATCGAGACCCTGAGATTTACACCAGGCCTTAAACATATTTTATTCTTGCTCGTCTTCTCTAAACCATCTCATACACGAGATGTCGGCAAATTCTTTATCTTCTGAGATGCGTTTCTTAAACTCCAAAAGTTCTCGAATCGACGTGTTCGTGTTCGCATCCTTCCACGCCTCCACCTCCAAGTCACAAAACCCACGATTCGACTTGAGTAAATCACCGATTTCACGAAAGATGAAAGCCTTAGACTTCATTATTTTATAGAGAAGGTTTTTCTATTCAGAGAAGTTATACACGCGTAAAATTGGGGGTTGTTGAGGACATTGTCCACGATCAACTTCCAACGCTTGCGTCCGTTGAACTCCTCGATCGTGTCGTAACTCATGTAATCGTTCTCGTCGTACGTCTTTTTTATGGGCTGTCTCGCGAGTTTCCTGAGATTCATCTTATGTTTTTCTTCGTAAAACTTCTTGACTTGTGAATGTTGTTCGAGTCGATTATAGTTCACGAAGAATATAAAGACGTTGTACTCGAGCTCAACGGCTGGACTTTCCCTGACGACAAACTTAAATTCTGTGTATTCACCATTTTTCAAGGCGATCACACCTCTCGTCTCCTCTTCGAGTTCCCTGAGGGCACAACGTATGGGGTTCATGATCTCGCGACGTCGACACCCTCCGGTGACGAATATCCAATCCTTGAACCTCGCGTCCCTCACGGTGAGGAATCTCGGTTTTTCGTCATGAAAACTGACGGGTATCGCTATAGCTTTGTATTTTTTCATTGCGCATTCGCAAGTTATAATTAGCCGATATGTTTATTCCTCCTTTTCAGACTCGGGCTCATCCTTCTTCGCCTCCGAGACGTCCGCGAGACGCATGGCAGCCTCGTGGGCACCGAGCTTCTGGGAAAAGTGTTCGGAATACGTCCTGAACTCCTCCTTGGTCTTGTTCATCTCGCGGAAGAGGTACAGAATACCGGCCGCGCAGATGACGATCGCGGCGATGGTAATCGTTTCGCGGGTAACTGGGATCATTATACATGTAGGTATCCTTTTCTTTTTAAGTAATTACACCCATCGACGTTCTCCCGTCTGACGGGGGGCACGTGTATGGGGCTTGGGCGAATTGAACGGCTTCGTAATGCGTGGGTTCACAGGAACGTGCCGTGGACGGCGTCGTCTGACCGACGAATCGTTCGAGTGTCCTGGACTTGGGATCGTACGTCAATACAAAAACGATGGCGAGGAGGAAAATGAGTTTCCACATTTACTAATTAGTTAGAATATAAAAGGCCGCCCATACCATTCTCGATGCGGAGCACGTTGTAGTTGATGCCGTACACGTCGTCGACCGAAAGGGCGGTATCGTTCACGATACGAGCCGAGTCGAGACGGGAGAAGTTGAGAGAACCGGTGGGCTGAAGCTTACCGGCCTCGAGGCAGAAGGGGTAGTAGAAGAGCTTGGTGCCGGGCGTGGCGTTTCCGTGGGAGGTGTGGTAGTAGAGGGGCACGGCGGTGAAGTTGGGGTCGGCGAACTTGAAGTCCGCGACGTCGGTGCCGTTGATCTGGAGCTTGACCTTGTTGGTGGCGGTACACATGTTGACGGCGGTGGTGTTCGCGGCGGCGAGGTACTTCACGGGGTGGTTGAAGTTGAGCTCCTGAATCTTGGACCCGGAGGAGATCGCCTTCTGGACCTGGGTCATGATCATGTTTTGGGGCTGAGAGGCGAACATCTCACGCTCCTGCGTGTCGAGGTACGCGTAGTTGGCGTAGACCTCCCACTTGCTCGCGACCGCCTGAGGGCCCCAGGTGATGCGAATCTCGACGTCATGGTACTGGAGGGAGATGAGGGGGAGGGCGGATTGCCAGTTCTCGCAGAAGGCGAAGCGGAGGGGGTAGAACTTGGTAGAACTGGTACCGTCGTAGAGACCACCGGCGACGGACTTGGAGGAGGAGTAGGCGGAGAGGGTGGGAGCGATGAGAGTGGAGTAGACGGAGTCCTGCTCGTCGATGACCTGACCACCGATGAGAAGCTCAACCTTGGAGATGGCGGTGGTCCAATCGGTGTACGCGTTCGCGATGGGAACGTTGGAACCGTCGACGCCGATGGGCATGAGGTAGACGTAGTTGAGCATGTCACCCTTGCGCTCGAAGCGAACGGTGGACATGCCGTTGTTCGAGACGTTGCCCTGAATGACCTGACGCTCGACAGTTTGGGAAAAGTTCGTGTGACGCTTGTAGGTAGAACGGAAAAAGCTGACTTCGGGCTGACCGACGAGGTGCACATCCTGAGCACCGACGGCGACGAGTTGGGCGATACCACCAGACATTTTATATTATATGGAGAGTTTATTTTTAAGTAGTCGAAACCGAAGGATTCATAACTTAGATACAAGTGACTTCGTCACTTGGGATGGAGACTTACAAACTGGGATTCAGTTTGTAAGAATTGTGAAGCGTCGATTGGAACGAGTTTACGAAGTCGGGGCTTGAGGCCACTCAACACCTATGAGTTCTCCGTTTTCATCGAGATCGGGTGAGGACATGGCTGGGAGATCTCGAAGGTGTTGGCGGTAACGAAACCATTTTTTACGTTTTTCTTTCGTGTGATGTGGGTAATCTAGTGTGGCATATTTATCAGAGGCATCTAGAAGGATGTCACGAGCTTGTCTGAGCTTTTCCTTTGCGTCGGCTTTACGTTGTCGCTCCGCTTCCATCGCCGCGAGTTCTTCAGGGGTGTGTTTGTAATTTGGGTCCACGGGTTCTTTCATTATTATAATAGAGTTATTTTAATGTATCCATGTTGACCTGTGTGCGTGTCAAAAGTTGGTAAACTCATGTTATTTCTTGTCGTTCCACCGTATGCACCTGGTGCAACATTATAAGCGATACTATCACCACCAGCATACCCACCTCCACCTGCACCTGCATGGAAAGAACTACCACCACCACCACCAAATCCACCTTGATGTGAAAGGACTGGATCGTCGGATGAACCATTCCCAGCCAACCCACCCATGGCACCATTCGCGGGTGAATATCCACCCGTTTGGGTACCAATATTTACCACAGAACCAGTACCATTACCACCAAAACCTGCTCCTCCACCGGAGTCCCAGCTGCCCGAACCCCCTCCAGCTGTATCTGATACCGATGCCTGGCTCGAACCACCATCTGCACCGATAGCGTTTGTAACGTACGTTCCTGAG